CGGGCAGTGTGACTCCGGAATACTGGTCGATCGCGAACCGGGAATGGGAATCATCCAGCACCTACGACCCGGCGTGCATTGGCGTTTACAAAGTTGCCCTCGACGTGGCGCTGCCGGAAATCACCGAGGCCGAAGCATTCGCGATCATGCACGCCATGAAATACGAATATTATCAGGGCCGAATCAACGGATTTGTCTACCGGGTCCTCGGTGACGATCACCCGGAGTATTGGTCCGGGGCGCTCAACAACTGGATTTCTTCCGGAGCGAACAACGGCGAGGTTAGAACTTTCGAATCCATCACCAAGACCCAGGCTTTCGCGAGCATCGCTCAGCCAAACTTTTCTTCCTGCAAACCATGAAATCAGAATCACACAACGACGCATTCCAACCGGTCAAACTTATCCTGGAATCCCAGGCCGAGGTCGACGCAATTTTCGCGGTGCTCAACAACTGCCGAGTGCGACAAGCGATAGAACTCCCACAGGACTCATACCGTGCGCTGGACGACCACGACGACTGGCATAACGCGCACCGGCTGCACCTCAAGCTGGTGGACCTGACCACCAAGCCACAGGACTGTGTTGATACATTCCGAGGGCGGGGTCCGGATGTAGCGATAAAGCAGGAGCCTCAGTGGGTTTATTTCATCCATAAAGGCAACCACAGAACCTACCGCATCAGCACGGCATGGACTTCAGAGCAGCCCGCCCAGGTAGTCGACGACGTTGGGGGTCATGTGTGGATTAACTCCTCCTTCCTCGCCCGGGAAGTAACGGGAGACTACGCTGACCGTTTTCAAAAGCTGGATGATCTGCCAATCAAATCCTCCGTCGACCTCCATCACCTCGTCCCGGAGAAGGCGGTTGCCCCGTATGTTTATTTCGCAAAGAGCAGCATTGACACCTCAATCCCCGGCATCTACAGGTTCCCGGTGAGTGCGGACCGGACAGATAACGCCGAAGTTTGGTATAGACAGGATAAGTGCTGGAAGGAATCTATCTGGCGAGTGGGTAAGATTCAGCGGTTCGCCACCAATTTTTTCCCGATCAGCGAAGACAAAGCCCAGGGCTTCCTGAAATAACAGTTGTCAATCTCACACTCTCATGCTATACTCACCTCGAATTAAGTTCTGGCCTGTCGGCCAGCCAACGATAACAGAAAGCATAATGAAAAAAAACATCATCAGAATCGGACTCCTAATCGGCATGAGCTTCGCGCTCTGTGCCTGCTCGGGAGTGAAACAACTCGGCACCGTCGGCAACACCAAGTTCTACTCGGTGCATAGCTCGCACCTGTTCTCACCGAACTACAATTTTCTCGTGACATCAAACGAGACGGCTGTGACGGTGAACCAGGGATTCGGTGGCGCTCCGGTGTCCGGCCAAGTGGTCGGCGCTGCTATTCAGGGCGCGTCCGTTGTCGGCGGAGCCTACATGCTCGGCAGCCACTGGCCTAAGCCAGTCGGTGACAACTACTCGTCCAGCACGTCTACCTCGACCAGTGCCAACGGAGGCAATGGGAATGGTGGCAGTGGCGGCAATGCGAGTAACCAAGCTACAGGGGGCAATGGTGGTAACGGCGGCACCGGCGGAAACGGTGGCGATGGTGGGTTCACTCCCCCGGGACTCGTAAACAATCCTGGTCATACGCCGTAAGGCTCGTGACCCGTCAACAATCGCCGCACTAGACGTTAATCATGTCCCGGCGCGTATGGGCCACGTTACGGTCCACCAATTTTTTGGCCCGAGATAGCTCAAATGTTAGAGCGCCCGCCTCATAAGTGGGAGACACCGGTATGATTCCGGGGAGGGCCACCAAATGTTCTTTGGCAGGATGTTACGGCGTAATTACCCGTTCTCCTTTTCAAAGACACTGCTTGCGGCGTGAGTCGCGAGCAACGGTGCTGAATACACCGGGCCTGCGCTGGCGACTTTATCAACCGCTGGGCAGGCAGAATTTGCTCCCTACGCCGGGGCACCGGGCGGTAAAGTGGGAATGCTCAAAACAGGTGCCAATTTTTCTGAACCAATTTTCTGGAGCCGCGAGACTATTGGTTGTATGGCGCAACTACCAGCAGCGACTTTTCGTGGGCTCCCAAAACCTGGGGACACAGACAACAATCTCCTCCGCAAGATCGACGAAATCCTCTCGACCGGCCTGGGCGTCGGCGGTGTGGATTGGGTTACCGATACCGCTGTTCACACCGGTGACTGGTGGGTCTTTCATGCGGTCACGGACTGCGTGATTGGGGCGATCACTTACAAGGCCGGAACTTCTACGGGCTCCCCGGTGGGGCTCACCATCAAGGGCGGCGACCGGCTCTACGGCAACATCATTTCGCTGACACTCGCCTCCGGCGACGGTGAACTTTATCGCGCCGTGTGATGTGCAGGCCCAAGTCCAGAATCTAGTTTTCGAAAGCCAGTCGAACGCCTGGATGGGTGCGAGCGGTCCAGTTGCCCCACCGGTTCCGACAAATTTCACCATCGTTGTCGGCTCCAGCCTCAACGGCGGCATCGTGATGACGTGGTCCGAATTAGGCTCCCCGGACACGATTGACATTTACCGCAGCCTGAACGGCGGTGCCTTTGCAGCTTACGACACTGTCCCCGGCGGGACACTTTTCTACACCGACACCGTGGTCTATGCGCCCGGCGATTTGATTGAGTATAAAATCCGGGCGGTGAAAGCCGGGATACCATCGGCCTTCACCATCGTTCGTGGGGCGTTGAATAATAGAAACGACGCTGCCTCGGTGGTCGTGAACATCAGCTACCCCACGGTTCAAATTTTAATCGGGGGTTTTTATGAAATTGCAGGGAGTGGCATAATCCAGTCGGTGAGTTTTCCCGAGTTGCTGGTCGCCGGGCAGGTCTTTGACCCCGGCGGCATATTGGCAGCGGGGTCAACGGCACTACTGTCTTTCAGTGCTCCAAAATTAAACCAAGCTACGGTTATCACCTTCTCCGGGTCCCCAGCTTTAACATCAGTCAACTTTCACAATTTGGTTTCCGTGGACGGAATTTTTGATTTCAATTCATGCAACTCACTCAGTGCCTTTGATGTGACTTCTCTGGTCTTCGTTGGTGGAAACTTCGACCTATCCTTCGTGGGCCTGGCAAACCCAACGTTCCCGGCGCTGACCGAAGTGGACGGCGATTTCTTGCTGGTGAATATGCCGATGAACACCATCAGCCTGCCGGTGCTCGCAAGCGTGGGTGGGGATTTATACTTTCAATCTAGCTCGTTACTTTCGTTGACGGTGCCGAACCTGACCAACGTTAATGACGCGCTGGACCTAACCAGTATGAGTATGGCGGGCGGTATTTCTTTCCCGGCACTTTCCGCAGTAGGCGAGTTGATTACTCTGGACGGCAGCACTGGCGTTACCACGGTCAGCTTCCCTGTGCTGACGAGCATTGCCATTGGTTTTCTATCCATTCAAGGCTGCGATTTGGTCAGCGCCGATTTTAGCGCCCTGCAAACGGTCGGAACGGGGGTTCTCATTTCCAATAATCCGAACATTGTTTCTCTGGATGTGTCGGCATTGACTCAAGTTGGTGGTCGGTTTATCATCAGCAATAATTTGGTTCTGGCTTCTATGCCTATTGGGGCACTTCAAACGACGGGGGACGATTTCTTAATCGCAGACACCGCACTTGCGGCCATCGCGCTGACCAGTCTAACGGCAGTGAGCACGAACCTGAATGGAAACGATTTTACGGTTTCCAACAATCCTAGTCTTGTGACACTCAGCACCCCGGTGCTCAATACGGTGGACCAGACCATTTTGATTCAGAACAACACCGTGCTATCGGCGTTGAGTTTCCCGGCGCTAGTCGGTTTCGGGGAAGCGATGAGCACCAACAACAATCCTGCATTGGTTTCGGTTTCCTTCGGGGACATGAGCGGCGGATTCAATGACCAATGGGATTTCTCTAACAATGTTTCGCTGGCCAACCTGACGATGCCGAACATCAATTTCCCGGACAACGGGATTAACGTGGGTTGGTCCGGGTGCGCTCTGACGGCAGCGTCGGTCAATCTCGTGCTCGCTCGGTGCCGAGCCTCTGGCGACACCAGTAACAATATTGACACGTCCGGCGGGACCAGCGCGGCACCAACCGGCCAGGGCATCGTTGACAAAGCCTTTTTGATCGGAGCAGGAAACTCAGTAACCACGAATTGATATGAGAAATAAAAAACTCGATGGACTCCTCATGGGAGTATTGATTACAGCACTCGGCTCGCTCGGGTTGATAGCCCCCGCTTTGTTTAGCCCACGATCTACACCGACTGCGTTCCTCGACCGCAACGCCAACAAATATCAGCGCGCGCAGGCGCAGACCGTTCTGATTAAGTCTACCTCCGGCGAAGGCTCCGGGGTTGTGCTTCACCAGGGCGACTCTACAGTCGTGTGGACCGCTGACCACGTTGTCGCCGGTGACACGATAGTGATTGTCAATCGAATACTTCGGTGGCACGGTCACAAAGCGGGAGTGATTGTTTTCACCGCGAAGGTCCTGGCCCATTTCCCGGAAGTGGATGCTGCTCTGCTTTTGGTGGACTGCCCGATCACGGCGTTCGAGGGTGCGACGTTTTCTACTGCGGACCCCGTTCCGGGCACTACGCTTTTTCACGTTGGTAACCTCCTCGGCGATGCGTTCGATGGTTCGGTAACCCGGGGAATACTCTCCCAGGTTGGGGTCCACCCGAATGCGCCGGGCTGGCCCTGGGTGCTCGTGGACCAAACGGATTTGCGCTGCCTTCCCGGTAGCTCCGGCGGTCCGGTCTTTTCTGACGTTGATGGAAAGGTTGTGGGGATTCTGGTGGGCGGACCCGGCCAGGGGACCCTGGGCATTTCCTGTTACATTCCCGTTCGGGAACTTTTGAGGGTGGCGAAGGAGTATAGGGGTGCGATATTACCGAGCGGGAACATTGCCGTAGAACCGAAGAAGCCCTCGCCGGTCATTGACTGTCGCACGAGGTAAGGAGACTACTGGTTGTATGGCACTAACAGCAGACGAACAGTCCAGACTCACGAACGCTATCAATCTGATGCTCAAGGGCACGGCGGTTGAGCTTCCTTTCGACGCGAACGTCATCGACGCCGTCGCCAAGGTTGCCGCCTCCAGTGGCTTCGAGCCCACGAATGGGGCCTTCAAAGAGGACGCGAAGAATAACCCCATTTCGACGCTTCTCCGGTGGGTTCTGTATCAGGGCACCCACTAAGCTGGGGTCCGTAGAGATACTGACAAAATAACGGTTGCCTTTCTTCGGCAGCCGTGTTACCGTTTTTACAGTTGGTTCGGCTTGACCTGAAATGCCGCCTTCGGAGTCCCCGCTGGGGAAACAAACTCTGGGATGGGCGCAGCGGACCCGAACCGACAGAATTTTGCGGTTAGTGGCGTAAAGCGCATTCGGGGTCACACACTGGTGAAATAAACCATGTGACGGATAAGTAGCCAGATGCCCGGACGCACCAGGGTTCGACTCCCTGGGACCGCTTCGATTTTAGAAGTTGACAGAATACAGACAACGTGCGAGAGTGAAATATGAAAAAGATTAAAATTGAATTGGTGTATGATGCGGGAACCGCATTTTACAGAATCACAAAGATGACCAACGCCGCCGTCGTCTCGTTTAAGAACGAACTAATGATGATCGGCAGCGACATCGAATCGCGACACGCCGACGAATTCGCGCGCGATCGCCGGTGGGACGTAACCATTACCCCCTCAAAAGCATGAACAAAGAAATCATCCTCGACTTGGTTCACGAGATTCGCGAGCACCGGCGCTCCGGGGCAAGTTACCTGGAGCAAGGAATGAATCGCGAAGCCTCGCACTGGAACACCGCTGCGAACGCGATCGAAGAAACCCTGGTCACCGTGTTTATGAAACACTTCCCCGGGTTCGACGAATTCACGTTCCGCCGGTTCTGTAAAAACCCCGTTTCCCTGGAAGCTTACAGTTTTTCCTGGCTCCCATGAAAGTTTTCTCCTACATCCGGGTATCGACGGCGAAGCAGGAGGACGGCGACGGTCCAGTCCGACAGCACGACGCCGTCGTGAACTTCTGCAACACCCACCGGTTGTTCCTGATGCAGGAATATTCGGAGGCAATCTCCGGCACTATCGACGGGCTCGACCGGCCCCAGTTTGCGGCAATGGTGGAGCGCATCGAACGCAGCCGCGAGAATGATGCGGAGCCCGTCGTTGGGTTCGTGGTGGAATCCATGAACCGACTCGCGCGCACCCTCATGGTGTCGGAATACATCCTTCTGGTCTGCAAGGAAAAGGGCATCAAGGTTTTCACTTGCGAAAACGGAACGCTCCAGGATGCCGCCGAAGACAGTGGGGACCCCTCGCGCGTGCTCGTCCGCCAGATCATGGGCGCAGTAGCGGAGTTTATGAAATCGGAACTGGTCAAGAAAATGGCCGGTGCTCGCGAGCGTGTGAGAAAAGAAACAGGCCGGTGTGAAGGCCGCAAGCCCTACGGGTATCGACCGGGAGAACAGACCGTTTTGAATCTGATGGAGAGTTTAGTCGCCCTGGGGTGGAAGCCCGCCCGCATCGCCCAGGCGCTCAACAACGACGGGCATAAAAACAGAAGTGGAGGAGCGTGGACCAAAGCAAATGTTTGGAGCATCCTCAGTAAACAAAAGGACAAACAATGAGAGGACGATATTACCATTACGGACTGGGCGCGCTCAGCACCGGCGATCTGAATAAAGAGACGCCGGAATCGCACGAGGCGCAGTGCGCAAAGGTTCAAAAACTGGCGGAGGACGCGAAACAGAAGGAGAAAGAATCCAAGGAACTTAAACGCGCCAAGGCGTTGAACCGTGGCAAGAAGGGTAACACGGACAAACATTTCGGGACCGATGACGGCAAGGGGTGTTGCATTCCTGGCATCGACGACTATTGATTTGCTCTCGCGACTCGGTTCTGCCGTCTTACTTCGGACTTGTCGCATGAGCTAAAACTGGACGCACTTTCTTGCCGCGCTAGTTTCCCCTCCGGTGGGTTTGTATTTCCCCACCGGGGGTTTTCTTTTTATATCGTAAACCGCATAAACCCGTTTTATGCGGTAAACGATATAATCCGGGCGATCTGCCCGCACCCAGGAGACTTTTGGGTGGTGAAGGTATTCACACGATATGAGGAGAAGCATGCCGCGCTGATTGTGCTTTGGGCGCGCGGGTGGCGGAATCAGGGATGGACCCCACGGCTGGATGTTCACTCAAAGGGCAAGTTTCACCCGCCGGTGAAAACGCTTGTTCCAGTGAACGTGATGAATTTCGGCTTGCATCGGCCCCGCTCTCGGCCCCGGCGGCTGAAGTGGACACAACACGGACATCCGGGATGGGAAAAAGCCCCGCTGGTGCTGTTCCCCGACTCGAATCCGGACACAATTCTGACCTGTGGCAGAGTCCTTTAAGAACAATCTGGCGATCGAAGTATCCACCCGGATACACGCCGGACGCCCCTGGGAAGCCGCGCAGCAACTCGCGGACCTCGCCCAACTGAGGGTCCATTTCAATTCGAGCACCGACCCGGAGAAATACCAGGAAGTTCTCCAGTATTATCTCCACGACTTACTCAACCACGGAGACATCGCGGACGCCGCGCGCGTGCTGTGGAAGCCGGAGAAATTTTCACCCGACCCGCAGTCCGTCAAGGACCTCTGGAACCTTTACGATACGACCAGCCAGGGTCTCGTGATGGGCGCATCGTCAATGGGCAAGTCCTATTCCCTGGGCGTTCGGTTCATGCTGGAATGGATTCGTGACCCGGTGTGGACCAGCATTCGAGTCATCGGTCCTAGCGAGGACCACCTGGAGCAAAATCTTTTCTCGCACCTCGTGGATTTGCACTCCTGTTCTTCGCTCCCTCTGCCCGGCGAAGTCGGCGATCTATTCATCGGGCTCGACCGGCGCAATCAGCTTTCTTCGATTCGGGGCATCGTGGTTCCCAAAGGGATGAACAAGAAGGCCGGGCGGCTGCAAGGCGCACACCGTAGGCCGCGCGATGTCCCGCATCCAATTTTCGGTCCACTCTCCCGGTGGTTCTGTTTCATCGACGAAGCGGAAAACGTCCCCCAAGGAATTGAGCATGACATCAATAACGTCCTTTCTGGTCTTGACAAGACCTCTCTCCAGGGCTTCAAGGTCTTCATGGCTTACAACCCCACCCAGATTACAAGCTGGGTTGCCAAACTCGCAGAGCCCCCGTTCGGATTTGAGAACCTCCAAGAGGACGAGCACTTCCGGTGGAAGTCACTTCGCGGCTGGGATGTGCTCCGGCTCGACGGAGAAAAAAGTGAAAACGTCGTTAAGGACCAAGTTATCTACCCCGGCCTTCAAACGCGCGAGGGCCTGGAAAGGATAGCGGCAAACTCCGGCGGGACAAATTCCCCTGGTTACATGACGATGGGGCGGGGCATGTATCCGAAGATGGGCGTGGAATTAACCGTCGTTCCGGCGGGCATGCTTCCGAAGTGGCGCGGGGACCCGATTTGGTTGGACGACCCAGTTGTTATTTCGGCGGATGACTTGGCCCTTGAAGGCGGTGATGATGCAGTCCGCACGCTCGGTAAAGGTGGACTGGCTACCGGAATTCTTTTCCCACCTTCGATTGAGTTTCCCAGGGGCCGCAAGCTGATGTTCAAGGACCGTAATGGGAGCACCACGGCTATGTGGGTCTGCGTGGCCGAGCAGCAGTTCACTTTCCCCAAGGGTGAATCAGTGGCGATGAAGACCCAAATCTTGGACCTGAATAAAAAGTCCGGGACCCGGCCCGAATACTACGCCTGCGATCGAACGGGTCACGGTGCCGGAGTCGCAGACATGATTCGCTACGAGTGGTCCAGCGCAATCCACGACGTGAACTATTCTGAGAGCGCGAGTGACTCCAAGATCATGCTGGAGGACAGCAAGACCTGTAAAGAGCAATATGAGCGCATGTTCACGGAACTTTGGTTCGGCATGCGTATGTGGGGAGAGTTTAATTATTTCTTCATCAGCCCCAAGATGGACATGAGCAAACTAGCCCCGCAATTAACACAGCGAAGATTTCGGACCGCGACCGGTGGCAAGACTAAGGTGGAGTCCAAAAAAGATTTTCAGTCTCGCGGGTTCGATTCCCCCAATGAAGCGGACAGTCTCACGCTTTTCGTTCATGCTGCTCGCAAGGGTAGCGGCATCATCCCCAGTATGAAAGGTGACGGGTCCGAGTTGCCAGGAGACACAATGGACGATTGGCCCACCGGCGAGTTGCTGGGCGGTGCCCGAATCGACCACAGCGCCCGGTTTGAAATTCTGGACGAGCGCATGGACACAACCGAATCAGGGATGCCGATACTATGAAAAGTTTGAATCCAAACCTTCATCCGAAAAGGGGATTCACCTTCACGGACAGTGACGGTGCAAAAATAAACGGGGACACCTGGGCTGGGGTAATCCAGCGAGTCATCAACTACCGAAAGCGGGCGAACCTGCCGCCGGGGGACCCGACCAGCGAAGTAATCAACCAAGCTTGCGCGCACGAGCCGGTATTGTGCGTGGAGCAGGACCCCCGTAATCTTTTCGCGCTGAAGAAAGCTTCGTTGAAGTCTCGCGTGCTCGCATGGCTCGCGGGCATGCGCGCGAAGAAGGCGACCAACGAAGTCACATACGGGAATGAACAAGACGCGCGCAACCGGGTGAATGTTTGCATTACGTGCCCCCATAATCAAGCCATACCCGAGGGATGCGCGAGTTGCAAGGCCGCAATCAAAGCCGCGCGCGACGAAGTTATACCCCACCGTTTTCAGGATGGCAGACTGCATGCGTGCATGGTGCTCGGGGAGGATTTGGCTACCTCGGTCCACCTGGAGCAGGTCACCGTGGAGAACGGCGAGTTGCCCCCTCATTGTTGGAGGAAACGTGTTCTTTAAGTTTTTCATGGCATGGCTGTGGACCCGCTGGGCTAAGTTTCGCGGGTATCAAGTCCTGGCCCCACTGAAGGACCAGCTTGGGCGGGAAATCACCTGCCGTTGCTGCGAATTCTTCTCCGAGGGCCAGTGCAACAAATGCGGGTGTCTGATTATGGCCAAGACCATGCTGGCGACCGAGAAATGCCCGGTAGGCAAGTGGGGCCGGTTGTGGGTCAAAAAAGGCCGAGCACAATAGCTGGGATACTGAGACTATTGGGTGTATGTCAAAGGCTTTATCGTCCGCCCCTCCCGGCCCTTTCGGCTCCGGGGTAGCAGGTGGACCTGGACCAAACACTAATTATGGAAACTACCTGGGTAGTGTAATCCAGTCTCCCGACATTGATAAGGAGGGCAAGCCGCAGCAAAAATCCATTCGCGATGCCGGTATGGCTGCGGATGTGATTAAGACCGTGGTGATGGCTGGCCGGAATCGGTCCATTGTCAACTCACGAATTTTGGCGAAATACAACGCCGAGCGTCCCTTCGAGCAGGCGAAGTTGGAAGCCGAGGGCCTGGGCTGGAAACAGAATTTCACCACGAAGCCGCTGCCGAGCATGATTGAAAAAATCGCGCCTCGGTTCATGGCGGCTGTGGACGCGCTGAAGTATTTTACAAACGCCACCCTCCCGAACCGATACGGGAACGCCACCGAGAAGTCGGAGAAGTTCCGGGACCTCGTCACAAAGACGATTCGCGCGCGACCAGGATTCCGCACACTCGTTGAAGACATAGCTTTCAACAACGCTTTGTTCGGTAACGACATCGTAGCATGGTTGGACGAGTATTCGTGGTTCCCCAAGAATTTTCAACAGGACGAAGGGTTCGCGGCTGACGGCACGAAGTCGGACGCGCGCATCGCACAAGTTTTGGTTCTCAAAGAAGTTTTCTACCCCCATGAACTTTTCGATCACGTCAAGGACAAAGAAGCTGCCAAAATGGCTGGCTGGAATGTTGAGTCCACTTTCAAAGCTATCAACGAAGCGTCCCCCGTTCAGATTCGTGACCGGCTCAACGTGGGAGGGACGCTTGAAACTTGGTATCAAAACGCCCTTCGGGAACTTACTATTGGGGCCTCTTACATGGCAGGGGCGTCCGTCATTGTGGTTTACTCTTTGCTCGCCCGAGAAGTCACGGGGAAGGTGTCTCATTATCGGCTTGCAGGGCCTGGGCTTACTGAAATTTTTTCTCGCGACGACCGGTTTCCCTCGATGGAGGACTGCCTTTCATTCTTTACCTTTCAAAAAGGTAACGGAACCCTACACGGCTCCAAGGGTGTGGGCCGAGATATTTACGAAATGGCAGGAATGATCGACCGGACGCGCAATGACGCAGTCGACCGCATGGTTCTGTCCGGCAAGACAATCATCCAGGGCGACATCAAGCGCATCCACACTTTCAAAATGTCCGTTGTCGGCGCAGTCTGTATCATGCCGAATGGCTGGCAGATTGTCTCGAACAAAATCGAAGGCAACACCGATGAATTTCTGAAGATGGACGCCTACTTCAATAAGATTGTGGACCAACTCGTTGGCGCGATTAGTCCACCCCAGGTGGAAGGCGAAGCTTTTCGGTCTCCCCAGGCGTGGCAACTCATGGCCCAGCGCGAGGAGGAAGGCCGAGACATCCGCATCACTCGATTTTTGGAGCAGATCACCAGCGTGTTTCAGACGATGCAGCGCCGACTGGTGGACTCGGACACCGTCGACGAGGACGCCAAAGAACTTCAGCGTCAGTTGAAGGAATTTATGACCCCCGAGGAAATCAAAATCATTGCGGAGGCACCCGTCTCCGGAACGGTTCGTGACTTGACTCCGCTTCAGCGCCAGCTTTTGGTGAGCATCGCCGCCGAGAAGAAGGGCAACCCACTTTACAATCAACGCCAACTCGAAGTCGAGGACCTTACCGCACGCGCGGGGGCCGATTTCGTTCAGCGTGTTCTGCTCCCGGACAATGACCCGACCGTGTCAGCCGAGCAAAACAGGGAACAGAATTTTGAAATTGTGCTGCTCAGTGCTGGCCAGCCAGTTCCAGTGTCCCCACGGGATAACCACATGATTCACATGCAGGTTCTGATGCCGACAATGCAGCAGGCCGCACAGCACATCAACGATGGTTCGTTGCCTACGCCGGTTCTCGATGCGATGTTCCAGCACTTGCAGGAGCATTTCACGCGCGCCCAGGAGCAAGGGGCTCCGAAGGACCAGTTGAAACCAATTCAAGATTTACTTAACAAGCTTGGTCCTGCCATTGCACAGCTTCACCAACTCGACCAGCAGGCCGCAGTTGTCGGACAGATGTCACAAGCGCATGACCAAGGCTTAAACGTTCCTGCCCCTGGCGGGCCAATGCCGTTACCTCAACCCCCAACCGCACCCCAATAATGGAAATCGTAAATTCCCCCGACCTTCTGTGGACTTCGGATGACGAAGCCAACTGGAATACTTTTCTGAGCACCAACTCTGGACGGAGACTGCTCCCGAAAATGATGGAGCGCGTGCCTGGGCTCCTAGCAGAGGGACACGTCAACAGAATATTGATTCGCAGCGGAGAACTTCGTGGTTTTCAGCAGGCAGTTCAAGCCTTGCTTGACCTAACGCACTCTCCTCAAGCACTTCCCCAGCCGGTTACGGAATATCCGGACCTGCTTGATGACAAACAATGGCCGAAGCCGGTCGTTGATGAATTTCTCCCGACTCCTGAACCCCAGCCCCCGGTCACAACGACGGCGGGCGAACTCCCTAACCCCGAATAATTATGGCCGAAACCGCAACCATCGAACCGAAGCCGGGTTTTGAAGACCTGGAAAAGAAAAACGCCGACGTAGCCGCGAAGCTACTGGAGCAGGACACCATCCAACTCGCCAAGCCCGAAGATTTTCGTGCCGCAGGCGATGCGCTCGATGCGCTGGCTGCCACAAAGCCGGACCCGGATGCGGAACCACCGCCCGCGCCCGAGCCGAAGCCCGAAGATGTCGAGGCGAAGAAGCTTTCGGAAGCTGCGGCCAAGGAAACCGCCGAGAAAGCCGCGAAGGAGGCCGAGCACGCCAAGAAAGCGGAGGAGTATTTCAAAGATGTTCCCGGCCTTCCGCCCGGCGCATCGCCAAAATCGTCTGAAGCCTTCGCCACCATCAAGGTTAAGGCTGCCCAGGAGATTTCCGCGCGCGAAGCGGAACTGGAAAAACTTAAAACTGAGTTGAAGACCTACCAGGAGAAGCTGAAGAACCCGGTTCCTCCCGAACTCGCCAAGGAAGTCGAGGACCTCCGCAACTGGCGCGCGAAGTTGGACGTGGAATTCGACCCCAAGTTCAAGGAATTCGACAAGCAAGTCGCCTCCGCGCACGAATTCATTTACGCGCAACTCAAAACGTCTCCTGTAGTCACGGATGCGATGATCGAAAAAATCCAAAAGCTGGGTGGTCCCGAGAAAGTGGACATGCCGAAGCTTTTCGATGCGATCAAAGACCCCATCATCCAGCGGATGGTTGAATCGAAGATGGCGGACGTGGCCCACGTCAACTTCAACAAGAACAAAGCCATTGAGGAAGCGAAGTCCAACATTTCGCAGTATCAAAAACAGCAGCAGGAAACCTTCGCTGCCACGGTGAACGGGCACCGGGAAGCGACTGCCAACGAACTTCGACCTATGGTTGACGCTCTCGGGTTCCTCCAGGAGAAAACCCCGGATGAAAAAGCCGACGCCGCCACGAAGAAAGCCATTGCTGAACAGAATGAGTGGGTGAAAACCACTAACGGTCAGATGATGGCCGCACTCCAGGACGATTCTCCAAGAATGCGCGCTACCCTGGTGGCAGGGACGCTGCAACTTTTCAATCTGCAACGCATCCACGAGAAAGTTCTCGCGGAAAAAACCGCTTTGGAAAAGGCGAACGGCGAACTGACCGCAAAGTTGGACAAAATCAAATCTTCGGCCACCTCTCGCTTGCGCGAGTCGGCTGCTCCGGCTGACGGGAAGACTCCCAGGTTGGAAAAGAAGAACGATTTCACCACTCACGCAGTCGATGCGCTCGACGCGCTGGCGAAACAGGTCATGGAAAGCAAAAAAGCCGCAGGAGTTTAGTCCATGAACAACGAACCCCCCGTGTTCGAAGGATGCCCTCTGCGAACCTATCGCGGAAATAGGCTCCGTAATTGGTTTATCAACCGAACTAGGTGGACCTGTAAACGGTTCACTCCTCCAGGGGCTTTTTCCTGGTTTCACATGAGCACCCCGCGCATAATTGCGACGTGGTTTGTGGATACTTGGATAAATCCAAACCCCTATTGGCACGGGGTTGTTCCGTGGTTTATAGCGGACCATATCGCATGGCCGATAGCCCGAAGATTTCGTAATATCACGAAGATCACCCTTCAGTGGCTAACCTATCGCGCACATTGGAAGTGCCGGTGGAGGCATTTCTGGAAGACTCGTCCTACATGCGGGCGACGGGGTAAGATGTCCGGGCTCAAAGCGGACCCGTATCTGGTTGCCTGGGCCAAAAAAATCTGGTGGGCGCTTCGAACCTTCAATGCAACCCAGCATGAAGGAAAGAGGACCTACGGAATTCGTGACGGGATTAGTTACTTGCGTATTGATTTGTGAGCACCGAGCTAATCGTAACTGAGCAGCCCAAGACGATCACCTTTCCTTCGAAGAAGGTAGTGATTGTCATGCCGTGGATGAAAGTGGTTAGCCCGATCACTGCTTTCTGTGCTGCCCGGCTGATGGATACCCGGCGCGCGTCTGCACTTCTCAACTATGGCGACAGTTTTGTGGCCCACTCTCGAAATTCTTGCGTGGATGCGTTCCTGGCGACGAAGTATGAGTGGATGTTCACGATGGACGACGACATGGTGCTTCCGTTCGGGGACCCAGTTTGGTTCAACGGGCACACACGCTTCAATTTTCCGGAACCATTCGCCAGTATCAACATTCTCGATCGACTGATGTCGCACGGAAAGACCCTGGTAGGCGCTCTTTACTTCGGACGGCAGGTTGGTCACTCGAAACCGGTCTACAATGAGGGTGCGAGCAACAGCACCGAGGCTGATTTTGCAAAGAAGGCTCCGATGGACCTACTCAAGCCCACGAAATGGGTTGGGACCGGCGCAATGCTAGTTCACCGGTCCGTTTTCGAGGATATTGAGAAGAAATTTCCGCTCCTCGCGCGCAACCCGGCGGGCAAAGGGGGAAATTGGTTCACCAGCACTGAGGCAAGCTTCACCGGCAACGTAAATCTCGTCCGAAACATGCTGGCCGAGGGTCCACTGACCTCCGACAAGGCTTACAAGGCCCTCGCCGGTCTCGAAGCGGCGTTCGCACTCAACAAACACGAGAATAATCTCGGCTGCGGGGAAGATGTTGCGTTTTGTATGCGTGCCGCATCGTCAGGTCACCAACCCTATGTGGATTTCGGTGCAGTCTGCGGTCACATCGGTCATTTCGTCTACGGACCTCGAAACCACATGCCGGTATGAACAAACCAGGACCGACGAACAAGATTTTGATTGTGCTTCCCTACTGGAAGGGCGACCAGGAGCCCGCACTCAAGCTGGCCCGGCTAATTTCCGACCTGGAGCCGGAAAAGTCCACTTTGGCGGACCTTCTTTTCGTGGCTCGGTTCGATTGTCCGATAAATCGGGCGGAGTTGGACTATGTTGCGCGCAAATTCATCGTTTACACGCACCAGAGCCGACGCCGGGGAACCGGGTGGCCAAATGGCTGCAATTCGCTTTTCTTCGGCTCGATGGAGTGGGTTTACCACAAAATGGCGGCTGCACAGATTCCGCAATACAAAGCAATCTTGAATTTCGCGGGTGACTGCGTTCCTCTGAGAAAAGACTGGCTCTCGTTGTTCCACGCATCGTTCGACCAGAATCCGGCCTTCGTGTCCGGTGCTCTGATTGAAGGCGGGCCGCATCGCACCCACATAAATGGGGACTGCACTTTGCTCTCCGGCGATTTGAAATTTCTCAAGTGGTTGGTTGGCACCAGCGAGCCCGGCGGTGCGGGATGGGACTATTCCCTGGCAGAAGAATTCAAACGATGGGGATGGGCTGATCTACCCTATGTGAAATCATTGTGGAACTTCACCGCGCAGTTCACTGAGGAGCAATGGCAATCGGAGAAGAACCACGGCACGGCGGTTATCCACGGCGTGAAGAACTACTCACTTCAAAATTTGGCTAGGAAACACCTGCTATGAAAAGCGCACTCATTACGGGAATCACCGGACAGGACGGCAGTTATTTGGCGGAGTTGCTCCTGGAGAAGGGGTATAAAGTCACCGGCGTGGTCCGGCGCGCGAGCACCTACAACCTGGAGCGCATTGAGCACATCAAGGACCGGCTGAGTCTCCCGTTCGGAGATTTGTCGGACCCGGGCTCGCTTCGCAAAATCATCGACGACTGCCAGCCGGACGAAGTCTACAACCTGGGCGCTCAGAGCCATGTGAAGATTTCATTCGAGGCTCCGGAGTATTCCGCCGACATCACCGGCACCGGAGCGGTTCGTTTGCTCCAGGCGATCAAAGGCTCCAAGGCCAGATACTATCAGGCATCATCTTCCGAAATGTTCGGCATGGTGCAGGAGAACCCCCAGCGCGAGACGACTCCGTTCTACCCTCGATCGCCGTATGGGTGCGCGAAGCTTTACGCCTATTGGATTACCAAAAACTATCGCGAGTCCTACGGGATGCACGCGAGCAACGGAATTCTTTTCAACCATGAATCACCACGTCGCGGAGAAAACTTTGTCACTCGGAAAATCACTCTGGCGCTCGCTCGTATATTGGCTGGCACGCAGCACGAACTTCTGCTGGGAAATCTCGATGCCAAACGAGACTGGGGCCACGCCAAAGACTTCGTGGAGGCTCAGTGGCTTATGCTCCAGCAGGACCTGCCGGACGACTACGTCATTGCTACCGGTGAGACCTATTCCATCCGAGACTTTTTGGATGAAGCTTTTACACATGCCAACCGGGATTGGCGTGGTTTCGTGGTGGCCAATCACCCGGACTTTGTCCGCCCCGCTGAAGTTGACCTGCTCCTGGGGAACGCTACGAAGGCTAAGGAAAAGCTTGGGTGGACCCCGAAGGTGACCTTCAAACAACTCGTCCGGGAAATGGTGGACGCCGACATCGAATACGTGAGGAAATATGGATGACCTTATCGTCGTTGCAGGCGCGGGCGGGTTCGTTGGGCGAGCCATGCTGGAGTATCTCCTGGACAAGGGGCATAAGCGCATTCGTGCGGTGACTTCTCCGGCGAACAAATTCGTTCACCCGACAATTCCGACGCTCGCGCTCGACCTCCGCGATTACAACAACTGCCACATGGCAATCGACGGAGCCCACTGGATTATCAACCTCGCGGCAAAGGCGGGCGGTATCGGTTTTCTAGGGTCCAACAAATCCAACTGCATCCAGGCATCGCTGATTAACACCAACCTGCTTCGCGCGGCAGCGGACCAGGACCTTCGAGGTTACTTCTACGCTTCGAGCGCGTGCGTCTACAGTTCCTCGGACACGCCCATCAAGGAAGACGATATGCTGCATCCTTCCCCGGGATACGGCCAGGACAAAGTTTTTGGTGAGTGGACCTGCCAAGCCTTCGCGGAGGACTACGACATCCCGGTTCGCATCGCCCGGTTCACTGGAATCTACGGACCGGGGGACAACAAACCGGGAAAGGACCATGTTCACGCTGCGCTGTGCAAGAAGTTCATTCACGCGCTCCGGACGGGTAATCACGAAATCGAAATCTGGGGCGATGGCCAGCAGACCAGGGATTTTCTTTACATCGACGATTGCGTGGAGTCGATCTACCGGATGCTGAACTCCAACTGGAATTCTTCGCCGGTGAATATCGCGCACTCGGACATCGTGACGGTGGAAAACATGGTCACGCTTTTGGAGGACATCGCATCCATGCCGGTCAAACGGAAGTATGATTTGCACGCACCCCAGGGATGCCGAAATCGGGTGCTGGACACTTCTCGCATGGTTCACGTTCTAACCGGCTGGCGTCCCAAAATTGATCTGGTCACCGGCCTGACCCGGCTTTACAAATCACTTTTGTGAGCGAAGAAGCTGACTATAACAAAATCGTCTATGACTACAAAACCGAAATGCTCACCATCACCCGAGAATGGTCCAGCCCCCACCAGGGAAGACGCCTCCATTTACCACGAGGGGAGAAACGCCGGGCGAAATCTCCTGAACGGATATCTGAGCAACCCATACCCCGAGGGCAGCCCTGATTATCTTTCATGGCGCGAAGGGTTCACCTCCAGCCGCAACGAACACGATTGCTAACATGAAGCCACTTGTCATTTACACCCATCAAGGCATGGGCGACCATCTGTTCTGTAACGGATTAGTTCGCACGCTCGCCAAAGACCGGCCTGTCATAGTCCCGTGCTGCACGAGCTACTTCACCAGCGTCCGCTTCATGTATAGTGACCACCCGAACATCACTGTCGTTGAGGTCCCCGGCATGACAGTCTTTCCGTTCGTGCCGCCTATGGACCCCGTCGGGAGCGAATTTTGTGCCAGGATGGAACGCGAAGGCTGCGAGATTATGAAACTCGGTGGTCTAGGCGGAGACCCCACTTGGGGGGATGCTAACTGGCACGCCCACGTCCATGAATTCACCAGCTTCTTCTATCAGCAAGCCGGAGTGCCCTACGAGAACATGCGGACTGCGTTCTTCGCGCCAGAGTGGGTGGGTGAAGACTCGCAGATGCGAGAAGAATGGCGACCACCAAAAGAAAAATTCATCGTCGTTCACGAATACGCCTCGGGGAGCCGTAACTTTCTGATTGACCACGCGCGGATACCTAGGCTGAACAGGGTTAATGTTCACGATGCTGAGAGCAATATTTTCGCTTTGGACCGACCCCTCGCGAACGCCGAGGAAGTGCATTGCATCACAAGCTGGATGCTCGTGCTGCTGGAATTGCATTTCAAGAACGTTGGTAAAAAACTCGTGCTGCACGGATACGCGCGACGAGATCACCCCGGCTTTGAACTACAGCGTGATTGGAACATCCTCGAATGAACGATTCAACTCTCTGTGTTATCAGGGGTTTCCAGGGGGACGCCCATCAGATCGCCATGATGATGCCGCATCACAAGAAGCACGGCTGCCATATTCTCGTGCAGTCGCCGGACGATTCTCAAATCGGTTACGAGAGTTTCCCTGGCATCACGGATTTGACCTGCTGGTCCGCCGGTCGTCGAGCCTACATCGGGCAGTTATCCTTGGACCGCGAGCGCGCGCACCTGGAGCAGTGCTTGAAATTTCCACACAAGTTTTTCTTGTTGCATGATGCGGACAGTGTTTGTTTGCAACCCGAATTTCCGAAGTATCTTTACGATCAGCCGGATGTCATTTTTGGGCAAATCGTAGCGAATAACTCCGAAGAACATAAAGTTTTTTTTAGCCCACCGCACATGCCACGCGAATGTCCCCGTATCGCTATCCAACCCCCGTATTTCGTCTCGCGTTCAGTCATAGAAAGAATTGTCAATCTCCCTCCTATATTTACGAATCCGGTGATGCCCTTCATTGATTTTTTGTGGGTTCAATTTGCAATGGCGACAGGACTGGTATACAAACATCTGAGACCCGGCGCTAGTTTTGAGACCAGCACCCCTCTCGGGCGGCACTTCATGCACCAGACGGTTCGAGACGATGGAGTGGTATTTTGCCATTCTATCAAGTCACAGGAATCGCTCGACGCGATTCTCCATGCGCGCCAGGAGTATCTCCGGAACCATCCCACGGCACCACGTTGACAACTTCTGGGTTTCTGGGGACCATCTTTGTAGGAGCCTAAGCACTTCTGTCACTGCTCCGGACAGAACGGCCTAACGATTGTTGCTGACAGGCCAACAGCAGCGAACCTGTGGTTTCGGGTTGTTGAAACTAACTTGCAGGTGCAATGTTGCCTTGCAGGTGTAACATCATCCTAAAAGGATAATCGTTATGGCATTCTTTTGTGATTCACCATCCGATATCTCTGATATAGCGTCCAAGGACACTAACAGAATTGTCGGCACCATCGCCAAGGCATTGGCGGCTAACTCGGTCTACATGAACGTCATCGGTGGCGGCGTGTTTCCTTCTGGTGTAAGCGATAGTATACGGAGCGTGGTCCAAATGCAAGCGGCTCCCGGCGATTCGTTCGCACTTCCAAATTTCGTCTGCGATACCGACATCTGCGGTCAGACCGGGTCTCAGGACCTGACTGACACGGTGGAGTTTTCGCTCCGCCTGGAGTCGTTCCGCGCTCGTGGCCCGAACATCTGCGTGAAGAAAGGCTACGCTGCTTTCAAAGGCAGCTACGTCATGGCTGAAGACTCGCTCAAAAAGCTGGTCACTCAGTATGTGAACGCCGACATCCGCGCTCAGTTGTATCTGCGCTCGGCCTCGAAGTTCACCGCGAACGGCAACTACGATTTCGACTCACTGTTTACCGGTGGTCTCGAAACCGATCTCGGTGTCAAATTCGCTCCGCTCCTGCCTACGGGTCCCATGACCTTCAAGGCTCTGCACTTCATCGCCCGGTATCTCCGGGAAGTGTTGTTCGGTGAGTGGTATGCTCAGGACCAGGGAATGCCTCATTTCCGGTTCATCGGCGGCTCGGACCAAGTGGAATATTTCCGCTCCGAAGTCGGCGTCCAAAACGTCATGGTTGCCTTGACCACTGGCGGATACAAACTCGGCGAGACCTCGCTGACGGCGTATTCGTTCGAGCAGTCTCCGGCCTACCGTGGCATCGCGTTCGGTGTTGACCAACGTCCGCTCCGCGCCACCGGCTTCAACGCCGACGGCACGCTGGCCCTGGTTGACCCCGTCACAATCGTTTCCAACCCGGCTCGCAATACTGCGTTCGCCAAGCCGAATCCGGCGTGGCTCAATGCGGACTACGAAGTCGGCGTTCTCATTGCCGATGGCGCTTTCGAGCGTCTCGTGCCTGAGAAGTATGTGGGCGAAGGCTCGTTCAAATTCGCGCCCCAGCTTCACATGGGTGAACTCGAATGGCACTACCAGATTGACAACCAATGTAATCAGTGGGGTGACTTCGGCTGGCACAAATACCAGATCACCCGGGCCTATCGGCCTTTGCGACCGCAGCACATCATCCCGATCTTGTATAAGCGTTGCCGCGCTGACCTGGGTCTGGTGAACTGCATCGACACCACCGCCTCCAGCTTCAGCGGAAGTGACTCGTTCACGACCATCGGAGTGTGCGGTGATGACGAAACACCCGTCGTTCACTAAGCGACTTGACTCAGCCAGGGGGGTGGTTTGAGTCTTACGAGGCGGGGCTGGAGAAATCCAGCCCCGCTTTTCTTTTTATCGAATCAACTACCCCCGCATAGGAGACTTTTGGGTGTATGTCACTAGACCTGCGGCCACGTCCCGACGACACAGATAACAAGCTTCTCCAGAAGATCACGCAGTTGCTTTTCAACGGCGGTGGTGGCGGAGGTGGTGGCGGTGGTGGCGCAGTTACTGTGGCCGATGGGTCTGACGTTGCCGAAGGAACCACTACCGATTCACGCGCGACCAACTCCACGAGTGCCTGGACCGTCATTGCACTTCTCAAAGGACTTTATCAGAACACCTCCGGTGGTGGAAGCGCAGTCTCGATCGCGGATGGTTCCGACGTAACGCAAGGCGCGAAAGCGGACGCTGCAAACACCGACTCGACTTCAGCCTGGACCGTTGTTTCACTACTCAAAGGAATCTGGGCAAAGCTGGCTGGGACTCTGTTGACGAGCAACACCAACATTGATGTTGCGCTGTCAACTCGTCTCAAGCCCGCCGACACGCTCGCTGCGGTCACTTCGATCACGAACCCGGTTGCGGTTACCAACGCCGGACTCACGAATATCGACGTTGCACTTTCGACTCGTCTCAAGCCCGCCGATACTCTTGCAGCAGTTACAACGGTAGGAACGATCACGAACCCGGTAACCGTGGCTGGTAATGTTGGCGGTAAGACGACCGTCATTAAAGATACTACGGCAGTATCATCCTCGCCCGCATATACTGCCGGTGACGCAGTTGGCGGTAAGCGAACCTTGACAAACGCTTTGTTGGCGGCGAACACGGGAGTCCTTCAGTCGGTGAACATCCTCGACCGCGCCAACCAAAAGGCAGCGATGACGCTTTATATTTTCGACGCCGACCCGACGAACGCCACGATTACCGACAACGCTGCGTTTGTGTTTTCCACCGACGACCTGAAGGTCATCGCGCAGGTGAACATCAGCACGACTGACTATGTCACGAATAACAGCAAGGCTTTTGCGTCCATCGGTGGTTTGAACATTTCGTTGAAGGCCGGTGGAACAACGCTGTATGCGGCTTTGGTCACGGCGGGCACACCAACCTTCGCAGCGACGACCGACGTTCAGATCGAAGTGGGAATTCTCCAGGACTAATGCCTAACCCAAACACAAATCGTCGAACGACTGGTCGCCACATTTTGACGGGGCTGACCTACGATACGTTTGAGTCTTACGCCAACAACATCGCGGCAGCGGGTTTGAGCGGTGGAGTCAACGGGGCTGTGCGTTGGTTGTCGGTCTATGCGGGCCTCAATCTTGGCATAGGTCTTCTTGTCGTGGATACGATGGAAAGCTATTCGGATGGCGCTACGGTTGACGGGCTGAACGGTGGAAACATTCTCGGGACCTGGGGCGGGGCCTACCGAGGGATAGCGGTGTAATATGTCAGCACCATCCATATTAGTTGTTTCGGCGATACCGGACACGACGATTAACCTGTTGAGCGGGGCGATCGCCCGGAAAATCGCCATGCCCTCGGGTTGGCAATCCATGCGTGTCGGCATTCGTTTGAACTTGGACGGCACCTCCGACAATAGCAATTCAAACATTATGGCACTCGGATTTTGTTCCGGGACCACCAACATCTACGGGGATGCCACGACTACGCATTTCGTTGGCTCTGCTATTTCAACCTGGGGCGGAGCCGGTAACTACCACGGCGGAGCCGGTTCTTTCTATGGCAGCATCGCCTACGTTCCTCGTAAACGTGTCGGCACTACGAATACTGACGGGACCACTCTTGCATCGAATTGCACCATTGCGGCGGACGCGATCTCAGCGTCTTCGAACCGGTATGTTTGCTGGTTCGTGGACATGATTTTCGGGAGTCCCAACTACACGATAAAGATTTTCTATAATGTCGGCACGGCGTCGGTTTCGCAGGCCACATGGCAGGCGCAGATGGTGGCCCCGACTCCGGTGATTGTGGGGCACACCTACACCGCTGGTCAAACAATAGCCGTCGATGAAGGAACGGATGGAACACTGGACTCCGTCAACTTCATCTATCAACCCGGAAACTCCAGTTGTCTCATAGCAGACTTAGGAGTGGTCAGACTAACATGAACGCAGACGACTTGAAAATAACAGCCCTGGCGACGATCAACATTTCGGGAGCCGCCGTTACGACTTTCGTCGTTCGGCTTGAGCCCTACCTTTCGGTGGCGCTCCTGCTCGTGCAGATTGCCGTGGGTGTCGCATCCCTGGTGTATGCGATTCGAAAATTCCGCAACAACAAAAAGGACAAACAATGAAGCGCCTATGTCTCCTACTCCCTCTAATCCTTGCTGGTTGCATCCTTCCGCTGCGGCCCGGCACGTCCAAGCTTTCGCTTCCGAATGGTTCAACCGTGGACCTGAAGCAATCCCAAAACCCCAAAGAACCCTCAACCCAAGTATACGAAGATGTTACCGAATCTGACACTAACAGCCCCGCCGTCCGCCACACTGTGCGGGTCCAAACCACCATTGGCGCAGCCCAAAAGGACACCGCCCGAGAACTTGGGGCCAAGCTTGCTTCGCTACGACCAGTCGTCTGGGTTGGTGTCCTTCTATTCATCCTCGGTGCCGCCAGCGCCGTGTATCCGCCCCTCAAGATTCTCACGGGTGGCAGCCTCACTACGAGCATCGTTATCGCGGGCGCGGGCTTGGCTCTTATCGTTCTTCCGTCGCTGATTGTCGGAAACGAAATCCTGATTTTGTCCGTGGGAGTTGGTGTGGCGGCGATCTACTTTTTCGCCCACCGTCACGGAACACTGAAGGGTATCGTTGATACCTTGAAACCGAAGTAATTTATGGGATGCTCAAGTTGTGGGGAACAAAACCCAAATCATAATCCACTGGAGTGCGCCAGTAATCTTCTGGCCTGCAATAACCCGTGCAACGTTTCCTCGAAGAACACGGCGCAGTGCGAATCTCTGCCCTCGCAGATTGAAAACTTCACACTGCAATTCTTCGGCACCGTCGTCAAGACGGAAGTTGATGGAGTAGTTTCGTGGTCACTGCCGTGCTCGCTGGACGTTGGTCTCCCGAACAACCCGCGCGCGATCGACGAAGGGCTCGCGTGCTATTTTCTCCGTCTTTTCCATGACGGAATCACCGGCCTAACCGGACCGAAGGGCGCGACCGGCACCGCCGGGACTAACGGCGCGAATGCGTTCTCGATCACGTTGCGGACCTTCACGCAGCCTACCGAAGGTCAGCCGCTCACGCTCATTACTCAGTTCAACCCCGCGCTGGTTCCGGACCTCTACGTTTTCGTGGACGACTCCGGCTGGTATCAGATCAACAACACGGACGGCGCGGGAACGCTTTTCTTGACCCTGGTGAAATCAATCGGTGGGGTCAACCCAGGCAACTCGGTAGCGAATGGCAAGCTGGTGGTTCCCTCCGGGTTCCCTGGTATCGGCCTCGTAGGCCCGCAAGGCCCGCAAGGCACGCAAGGTGTGCAAGGCCCTGCCGGTAGCACGTTTTCGACGACCAACAGTTTCTATTTCACGACCGTTGGCACGGATTTCGCACTCGACGTTACTTACGGCGAGTTGAACTTCGTGAACTCCGAAGCGGAGATTCTCACCGGCGATGCTGGAAAATATTTGGTCACGGCAGTTGTGGGCCTCGTTGGTGTTGGAGCCTCGTCAGAGGCAGAGACCGTGTCCTGCAAGATTTTCAACGTGTCGACTGCGGCGGATGCACAGGGTTCCGAGCAGAGTGTCTCCGGCATTATCAACACCGGCGTGAACCAAATCGTAATCAACGTCATCGTTACCACGGTCAACGACAATCAGGTCCTGGCGATCTACGGAAAAGCAACCACGGCGCTCAAATTGAAAGCCGTGGCGCTGAAGACTACACTGACCGCTGTGAGGATTTCTTAATGCACAAGAAGGACACTCAAAAAATCCCCACTCACATCAGTGAGTCAAAGGGAGCCTGTGTTCCTGTGACAAAGCAGGTTCACGCGCACCGGTGCGCGGGTCCCAAGAACGTCCCCGCCGGTGTAAACCAATTCGTCTTGACGGTGACCAATCCGCCGGACGGGGAGACTTTCTTACCAGGAAGCTAATATTATGGCCAAATTCAATATCAGTCTGAACATCCAGCCGAATCCTAACAGTCCTATGGGGTTGGTTCAAAAAGATGACGACGGCGACAACTACCCACGTTTCCATTACGAGGGTCCCGACTCCCTTGAGGAGGACCTAGGCATCCCCGAAAAGGGAACCATGACCATCGAATACGAAATCGTCCGAGAGACGAACTCGAAAGAGGACGGCAAAGAGTGGTATTCATGCGACGTGGAAGTCCAGAAAATCGTCAG